TACAAAAAGATTAAAAGATCAAGCAATGGCAATTCAAGAATTTGTATACGGACCTAAAGGACTTGCAGGAGCTGCGGATGAAGGAGCTCTTTTAATTTCCGACCCAAGAGGGTATGGAGCTAGGAACTTTGATGAAATTGTAGGAAAATTTACAGGAAACGCTGAAGAATTTAGAACTGCTATAATGTCTCTTGCAGGATTAAAAGACGAATATATAACCGCTCGTCAATTTAGTAAACTTCAACGTCAACTAAATGATTTAAAGAAATATGCTGCAGCAGAAAAATCTTTAGGTGTTGATATGGGTGGTGTTGATGACATGACTAAAACAATGATTGAAATTTTAAATGATTTTGATGCTTATAAAAAACTAGATGACCCAGCAAAAGCTGCATTAGTTAATGAATTTGGTGCAGGTATGCAGTTAGCCAATGATTTCTTTTTTGGTAACTTTGATAAATTAAAAGGAAGAACCTCTCAAATTTTAAAAATGGCTGATCAAAATATTACGAAAGCAACAGGAGATGTGGAACCAGGTTTTTATACTCCAGACATGCTAACTAAAATTTTAATGAATAATGATACAGTAATGGCTCCTTTGGCTATTAAAGAAATGCAAGAAGTTTTAGGAAAAGATGCTGTAAATGCACTTGCTCGTTCATATCTTAACGATCAAGTTCAATCTTCCATAAGTTATGTTAGTGGAAAAATTCCTATTAAAGGAGATCCTTCTTTAAGAGGAAAAATAACTTCTTTTATAACTGGTGATCCAGCCAAACAAACTGTTAAAAAAGTTGATTTTAATGTGCCAATTATTGATGTTAAAAAAATGGAAGAAGTTTTTGGTATTACTGATCCTAATAGAGTAGAAAGTTTAAAACAAATTTTTGGTGAACAAGCTTACAAAGATTTAAAAGAAACGTTAGAGCTGGCTAAACAAGTAGAACAAGTAGATTTTGGTAATGTTTCAGAATTTGTTAAACGTCGTGGTTTTTTAGGTGGTGTTAATGCTGTTGCTAATATTGCAACAGGGGGAATGATTGCAGCTAATCCTTTTCAAAATGTAGGACTAATGATGTTAACTCGTTATGGTATGAGTAAAATGGGAGATCCTAAATTTTTAAAAAGTTTACAAACAGTAATGAATCCTGAGTTAAGCACTTTAGCTAAAAATAATGCAATGTTAAGATTAGGATCGATGTTATTTGATAATGAAAAAAACAATCAAAATGTTCCACCTGAAATAATTGAAAATTATGATCCAACTAATCCTGTTGATGTAATGAAGTTAATGATTTTTGCAAGTAATAATGATGTTGGGTATCCAGGTAGTGAACAAATGATATTAGATGTAAATGATGATGGAAAAATTACCGATGTAGAAATTAGTAAAGCTACGGATAAAAATGTTTTTAGTATGGGAGCAGATGGTGCTATTGAAAATATAAATGAGGTAGCGTCAACTCAAGTAGATATTCCTACTGAAGATTTACCAACTACATCTCAAGATCCATTTTTAGATGTTGATTTTGATAATATGAATCAAGCTATTGCAGCGTCAGGAGTAGGCATGGGAGAAAACGCTCCTTCTGATTTAAATGAAGCCCAAAGAATAGCCTTAGCGGGTAATAATCTCGATGAAGCCATTGCTTTAGGAAATAGGAGAGTATAATGGCTCAAGGAGATAGATCAAGCGCTTTACAAACACAATTTAAAAAAAGTGTAGCGAAAGCTAGATCAAAAGGTATTGATTCACGCACTAATAAACCAACAAAAACTAATCAAGAAAAAAAAACGGGTAGAGATCGTGCTGCGTCTGGAGATGCAAGAAGAGATGATGAAGCAAATAGACGTGTTGTAGTACCCGCAGATAAATATGGATTAGAAGCTTTATTAGATAATAAAGATAAACTTGTTAATATTCCTGCTAATGATGGTAGTGGCAGAAACATGTATCAAGTAGAAATGGAAAAAATTAAAAGCACCCCAGGTGGTCTTGCAGCTTTTAAAGAAAAATATCCAAATCCTTTTATTAAAATGGCTAAAGGTATTGGAGAATTTTTTGAAAAAGGAACAGTCTTAGGAAGACTTTTATCTGGTTTAAAAGAAAAAGGAGAAGGGATTTTAGGAGCAGGTCAAGATAAATTATTAGATATTATTAAAGGAGAAAGAGAAGATTTAAATGAATTAGCTCAGAAGAAAGCTAATGAACAAGCGATGAATTGGTGGAAAAAAAATCAAGCTGGAATTATGGGGTACAAAGATAACATTAGATTATTACAAGAAAAAAATTTAAGAAATCAATTAGCGTCTGGATTTCAAGAACCTACTAGGGTTACTGTAGAAGATTTATTTGAAAGTGAAGGATCTGATCCAAATATTGCGGTTGGAGAAAGTTTTGCTTCTAACCCAAACCGATACATAGAAGACCCAATAACCAACTCTGAAGAACAAATAAACGACACATTAATTAATGCAGACCTAATTGGAGGTAAAACTTTAGGTTCTCAAATAGAAGATGTTTCAGAAACAGATTATAATACTACAGAGCTAAAAAATCAAATTATGAACAACCCAGGAACCACTACGTTTGGAGCTGTTCCAGGAAAAAATTTTAACGTATTTAACCCTGAAGCTTATTTAGCAGAAAACCCTATAACACAAGATATGATTGAAACAGGTATTATAGAAAATCTACCTGTAGAACAAGCCAATGGTGGTTATATGAGAAGTTTTCCTAATCAAAATTTAAATACACAATCATTATCAGCAAGTGATAATATTGATGATCGTATTATGAAAAACCTTCAATTTGAACAAATGGCACCAGGAATGATGGGTTATGCAGGAGGAGGAAAACCCATGACTACTTATCAAAAATTAAAAGCTATAGCGGATTCGCATTATGGATAAAGATTTTAATCTAAGGAACGTAGTTTGGTTTGCAATGATTTTAGTAAGTGCTGGGAGCGTGTATGGCATGCTGTCCCAAAAAGTAAAAGCACTTGAAACAAAACAATCGCAACTAGAGATGATAATATTGCAAGATATACCAGAAATAAAAGAACGGGTGATAAGACTCGAAGTACTTCTCGAACAAGCATTAGCTGAATAATATTTTTTTAGGGTCTTCTCCCATTACTTGACTAGCCAGATCTATCTTAGCATTTAAAGCTTTCACAATTTTTTCATCAATTGTATGTTCAGCCATTAAATCCACATAAGTAACCTTACTTGTCTGCCCTATGCGATGAGCTCTATCTTCTGATTGCATTCTTACCTCTAAACTGTAGTCATTTGAAAAATAAACAACAGTGTGACTAGAAGTAAGAGTAAGACCATATCCTCCTGTTTTGGGATTTCCGACAAAAAATCGGAGATTGTCACCAGAACTTTGAAAACGATCCACAATATGCTGACGATCAGAATCTTTCGTATCACCATAATATGTAGCCACAGATTCTTTACCATATATTTCTCCTATTACTTTTTCTATTTCTTGTATATCGTGGCGATATACTGCCCAGATAATTACTTTACCTCGAGTTTCTTCTAAAACATTTAATAATTCTTGTATTCTATTGTTTTTAATCGCTTTAATTTCACCATCGTCTGTTTTAACATGACCACATGTTATTTGATGTAATCTAATTAATTGTGTTAACACAGTAGCTGCTGTCATCATTTTATTATCTTCTAAAAAAGTTAAAGCAGATTTTTTCATCTCTACATACGCTTTTAATTGTTCAGGTGTCATTGATACCACTCGTTTAGTATAAAGTTTTGGTGGTAAATCTAAACATTCACTTTTTAATACTCGAGTAGAAAAATGTTGAATTTTTTCCTGTAGTTCGTCTAAGCGTTGATACCTAATAATATGTTGAAATGAATGAGTACCCACGGACCGCTGAACAATAACAGCGTACCTGGCACGAAAACTATAATAACTTTGTTGATCAATAAGATAAGGATCAAGAAATTGTATCTGTGAAAATAAATCTAAAGGAGATTTAGTAACAGGGGATCCTGTCATTATTCTTTTATACTTTGCCAAATCCCTAAGTTTTAAAATATTTTTTGTTCTTTTAGCATTATGATTTTTAATTGTGGTTGATTCATCTACACAGGCTAATGAAGCGTTACGCAATAAAAAACTACGAGCAAATTCAAATCCTCTTGTCGTTGATAAAGCTTCAATATTTATAATAAAAATGGTTAAGTCATCAGTAATCACGGACAACTGATCAAGTTCTTTTTTTTCTTCTTTTTTAGGAGAAGCCGACCATACTGCTACCCGATAATTAATATGATCTGGAAGATGAATTTTTAATTCATTGCGCCAATTACGTTTAATACCATTAGGTACAATAATAATAGCAGAGTTTATTTTGCCTTTATCATATAAAATAGCAATATTATCAATGCATACTTTGGTTTTACCAGTACCCATCTCCATAAATAAAGCCCAAACTTCCTTATTCCAGCTTTTTTCCAACGCCTCTAATTGATGTTGAAAAGGTTTCGTTTTAAATCTATAGTTCATAATAACTTTCTAAAAATGCAATATAATACTTGATTAACTAAAATACAAGAGGTAAAGGGAAAAACAGAAAGATGGAATTTAAAAAAGAAAAAGAAGATAAAAAACCTACAGTTTTTCTGATTCAAGAAAATCCTTATATTAATGTTTTAAGTGCAGAAGAGTATGGGGATATTGTTGTTTTGTTTGAAAGTGGTCAACAAATTATGTTTAGTCCACAGCCAGCGATAAAAAAACTTCGCAGAAAACTGAAAGATTTTGATGATAATGACCATCTTTTAATGATGGGTGATCCAGCTGCAATGGGTATTGCATGCTGTATAGCATCTGATATGAATAGAGGTAAATTTAAAATACTTAAATGGGATAAAATTCAAAAAAGATATTATTCTGTAAGTGTTAATATTAACGAGAAAGGCGAAATTGATGAGCAAGATAAACTTTGAGGGCGACGCAGTAGCGAATGTAGAACAAACTGGCTTAGAGTCAGTAGCAGAATTATTGAGAAAACAATTAGCATTAGAGGCTAGTATTGAAGATTATGAAGGTTTATTAAAAGAGTATAAAGAAAAATTAAGAAAATTATCTGGAGAAACTATTCCGGAAAAAATGGCAGAATTAGGAATGACATCTACTACTATGTATGACGGTTCTAAAGTAGAAGTGGTTGAAGATATTTATGTTTCTATTCCTAAAGATCCGCAGAAATCAGCGGCGTGCTATGAGTGGTTAGAAGATAACGGATTAGGAGACATTATTAAAAATAGTGTTGGTATAAGTTTCGGTAAGGGTGAGGGTAATATGGCAACACAATTGCAAGAAACCATTAAAGAAATGGGTCTCATTCCTGAAGTAAAAGTTTCAGTGCATCCTTCGACACTGAAAGCAACCATAAAAAAGTTGCATGAAGAGGGAAAATTATCTGTCCCAGACAATACGTTTAGTTTGTTTATCGGACAGAAGACTAAAATAACCAAGAAAAAATAAGGAGTAAATATGGCAAACGCTGTAAAGAAAAAAGACGAAAATAACGTAGTTACTTTTGATCCTAGCATTTTTGAAAAAGATGCAAATGAAGGATTAGGTAATTTGGGTATGGACGATCTTGCAATTCCTTTTCTTCGTATACTGAGTGATACATCACCACAGATAAAGAAAAGAGATCCTCTATATATAGAGGGAGCGGAAAGTGGAATGATCTACAACACGCTTACAAAAGAAATATATGATGGAGAAGCAGGAGTGAAAGTAATTCCTTGTGCCTACCAACGTCAATATATTGAATGGGCAGAAAGAGGCGAGGGCAGTGGTGCTCCCGTTAATATCTACCCTGCTGAAAGTGATATACTTTCCAAAACAACTCGTGATGATCAGAAGAAGGATAGACTTGCTAATGGCAATTATATCGAAGACACTGCAAATCATTATTGTTTGGTCATTAGCCAGGATGGAACTTCCTCCCAGGTTCTTGTGGCTATGAAAAGCACCCAACGTAAGAAATCTAAAAGATGGAATTCTCTTATGTTGGGGCTTAAAATGAAAGGAGCTAATGGGTTATTTACCCCTCCTTCATATTCTCATGTTTACCTGCTTAAAACGATAGCTGAGTCTAACAATTTAGGTGAATGGTTTGGATGGGATATTACCAGGGTTGGTCCTGTTGAAGATGTGGATACCTATCATGCAGCTAAAGCTTTTGCCGAGAGCGTTGCTAAAGGCGAAATAAAAGTTAAGCATGAAGATGAAAACATTGACAGCGGTGAAAAAGCACCCTATTAAAAAAACTTTTAAAAAAGGGGCGACCGCCGTTGCCCCTTTAAATATGAATGAGAAAGATTTATGGACGACAAAGAAAAATTTATACAGATATTTAGTGGTTTAGATAGAGCCTACGGCCAAACGCAAAGTCGTTCAAAAAATGAGTCAGGTAAACTCGAAGCTAAATCTTGGATTGAAAAAGAAAATTTAACAAAAGAAAAATGGCATGATCACTTAGAAGGTAAGGAGCCTTCTCTTGGTATTATTCCTATTCGTGATGACAATACTTGTACCTGGGGTGCAATAGATATTGATACTTATGATGGTTTTGATCATAAAAAATTAATTACCAAAATCGTTGAAAAGAAACTCCCGTTAGTTGTATGTAAGTCAAAGAGTGGGGGCGCTCATGTATTTTTATTTGTAAGAGAACCAGCCACTGCCAAAGACATGCAAATAAAATTAACAGAGATAGCTGCATGGTTAGGCTACGGTGAGAGTGAGATATTTCCAAAACAAATTGAATTGAACTCAAAAGGGACAGGTAACTTTTTAAATTTACCATATAATCATCCAGAGTTTCCGACACGTTATGCGTTAGATGATGAAGGTAATGCATTGATTGAATTAAAGATGTTTATAAAGCATTATGAAACGAAAGTGGTATCGCAATTAAGCAACGTGGTTATCGATAAACCAGTTACTGAAAAAAAGAATGATGATTTTAAAGGAGCTCCTCCGTGTTTAATTACACTTGCTTCCCAAGGTTTTGCTGAAGGCTCACGGAACCAGTGTTTATTTCAATTAGGCATTTATTTACGCAACAGATTTCCTGAAAAGTTAGAAGAAAAATTAGATCATTATAACACCAAATATTTTAATCCTCCTTTACCAAGTAGAGAAGTACTAACTATATTTAAACAGGTTGAAGATAAAAAATATTTTTATCGTTGTGAAGAACCTACTTTTAAATCGGTGTGTGAAAAAATAAAATGTCAATCACAGAAATTTGGTGTGGGTAATTCTGCGTCGAATGATATTACCAGTTTAAAAAAATGGGTGTCAGATAATCCTATGTATGAATTAACTCATAATGGAAAAGTTATTATCTTAACAGTTGATCAATTAGCTAGTCATGCTGAATATAGAAAAGCGTGTATAGCGCAAGCGAATGAAAGCCCACGGCCCATGGCTCCTGCTATTTGGGCAGATATGGTTGATAATCTTTTAAAAGGAATGGGTGAGGGAGATTATATTCAATTACCAGGAGAAGTAACAGCTAAAGGTCAATTCCTAAGTCAATTACAAATATTTTTAGAAAACAATAGAGGAGCAAAAGATAGACAAGATGTGTTGCAAGGAATGGTTTATGAACATGAAACTTATTTCTTTTTTAAGCCACAATCCTTTAGAGATTTTTTAAAAACAAAAAGATTTACTAAGATGTCTGATTCACATCAATACAAAATATTTTCTGAGTTTCAAGGTGCCACTGCTAAATTAAAAGTAAATAACAAACCAGAGCATTGTTGGAAAGTACCTGTGTCTGTTTTAGACACTCAATATAAATTAAGTGAAAAAGATTTTAGTGAGGAGGATCCATATTAATGAACCATTTAGATTTATTTAGTGGCATAGGGGGATTTTCCTTAGGTTTAGAAGCCACAAAAAGAATTAAAACAGTAGCCTTTTGTGAGATAGATAGTTTCTGTACAAAAGTTTTAAATAAAAACTGGCCTACTGTACCAGTATATAATGATATAAAGGAGCTAACATATGAAAAACTCAAAGCAGATGGAATTGAATCTATCGACATTATCACAGGGGGTTATCCATGCCAACCGTTCAGTATCGCTGGACTTAAAAAAGGTGAAAAAGATCCAAGACATCTCTGGCCAGAGTATTTTAGACTTATCAAAGAATGCAGACCAACTTGGGTTATTGGAGAAAATGTTAGTGGACACATTAAACTCGGTCTCGACACCGTACACCAGGACTTGGAGAGTGAAGGTTACACCTTCAGAACGTTTAGTATTTCAGCTGCGAGCATCGGTGCCAACCACCAAAGGGAAAGAATCTGGACAGTGGCTTACTCCCAGCGCAACTGCGATTTCAACAAGGAGCAAAGAGGCGATGGAGAAGAGAAAAAAATATCGAGAGAGTATAGGAAGGACAACAGTACCACCAGGCAATCTAGCGGAACAAGTACAGTATGGAAAACCGGTAACGAACATGCCAATGTGGAGGACGCCAGACGCCGCAGCTGGGGGGAGCAATTTACCAGGAATAAAGAAAGCCTTGGACGAGGGACATCTGAAAAGACCGAGCGGTCAACAAATACAGATACGACTCCAGGACCAAGTGAAAGAGCCGAGACTATGGCCAACACCTCGAGCGTCAAAAGCAATGGCAGAGAAAACATCGACGATAAAAAGTCGAGGAAGGGACAAGGGGAATTTAGAGGAAAGAGTTGCCATGAAGAGCCAAACCGAAACTGGTGGGACATTGAACCCGACGTGGGTAGAGTGGCTGATGGGGTACCCGACAGGACACACCGACTTAAAGCCTTAGGTAACGCTGTCGTACCACAAATACCTTATCACATAGCAACAACTATACTGGAGGTTACGGATGCATAGACATATTGTTATAGGTCCTCCAGGTACAGGTAAAACAACTTTTTTAAAAAACAAGGTAAATGAGTTAGTAAAAAATAACATTTGTTCTCCTAGAGAGATTGGGTATTTTAGTTTTACTGTTAAAGCTGCAGAAGAAATTAGAGACCGTGTAGTTAATGATAGTTCTTATACGAAAGATGAATTGAAACAAGAGTATCCTTACTTCTGTACTTTACATTCATTAGCTTATAGACAGCTTCAGTTAAAACAATCGCAAATTATGGATGATCATGATTATGAAGATTTATCACGGCTCACGGGACATGAATATGTTAATAAAATGAAAAAAGGAAATGGTGTAGATATATCTATGCCAACAGCTAAAAGTGAATACCAGGATCTTATTAATTTAGCCTACGCAAAGTATCCTGATGATGACGATCGTTTAATAAAAGTTTTTCGTGATACCACACTCAATAACTACGGCGCACGGAACATGATTGAACAAATGGATTTAGATCTTCGTAAATTTAAAGAAGATAGAGATAAGTTTGAATACGTTGATTACTTTATTCAATTTTTAAAAAAAAGAAATTCTCCTAGATTAAAATATTTATTTATAGATGAGGCTCAAGATCTATCCAAACAACAATGGAGAATTGTAGACATGTTACAGGAAGAATCTGGAGCATTAGAAACTTATGTAGCTGGAGATGATGACCAGGCTATTTTTAGATGGGCAGGAGCTGACATTGAGCACTTTATAGATATGGCTCATGATTCAAATAATACTATTATTCCTTTAACACAATCTTATCGTATTCCAATTAGTGTACACACACTTGCCACAAAATTAGCACAGTCAATATCCCAGCGTATCCCAAAAGAATATAATCCGAGAGAAGAAGAGGGGATAAGAAAAGTCTTAAATATCAGACCTTTAAACAAAGGACTTAAAGAAGGTAATTGGTTAATTTTATGTAGGACGCACGAAATTGTAAAGCAAGTATGTGAATCTTTAGAAATATATGGATGGTTATATAAACGTTATGGACAGTCTGTAATTAATTTTAAATACATCGAAGCTATTAGAGCATGGACATCTCTTCAAAATGGAAAAGAAATTTCAGGAGTACATTGTGATACTCTTTATAATTATATGGATAGCACCAGAATAAAAAGAAATTATGGTGTATTTAAAGGACAACCAGAACAAATGTTTAATTTAGATTTGCTTATTAAAGAATATGGGTTAAGAGAAACTATTAAGTTATCGCAAGATAAAGAAGTAAGTGTGAAAGAGATAGCCTGGTATGATATGTTAAACGCAAAAGGTTTTAAAAGAAGAATAAATTATTTAAGATCTATAATGCGTTCAGGAAATAAACTAGATGCTATTCCTCGTATTGAAGTTTCTACTATTCATGCCAGTAAAGGAGGGGAAAGAGATAATGTAATGTTAATTACTGATTTATCTTTTGGTCCTTACAAATCTTCTACAGCTAATCAACAAGGACGGGATGATGAAGCAAGAGTTTTTTATGTAGGAGCTACGAGAGCGAAGAAAGAATTACATATTGTTCATCGAACAGAAGGACAGTACGAATATGAACCTATATTTTTTCATGAAAGGAACTGTGCATGATTTGTAAAGAATTACTTGATGAAGCTAAAAAATTAATTGGTGGTGATCGTCAAGAAGAGTACGGTGATAAATTAAAAAATCATCAAAACATTGCTGACTTATGGTCTGTCTTTTTAGAAAAAAAAATTACAGCGCACGATGTGGCGATATGTATGGCATTGGTTAAAGTAGCACGGCTCATGAACCAACATAAAAAAGATAGTTATATTGATATGGCGGCTTACGCAGCAATTGCTGGAGAAATAGAAGCAAGAACAAATAAAAAAAATATTTCTTTTGAATCAGAAGGGGAAAGGAGAGGAAGAATGACTTCTGAAAGAATTAAAGAATTAAATAAAAAACAGGAGAAGAAAAAATGAAAGACCAACCTAATTGGTTTCCTAAAGTACACCGCATGCCTAGTGAATGGGTACAACCAGACACTTTTCCTGATTTATCTGAGTATGACGAAATAGCTATTGATTTAGAAACTAAGGACCCAGGAATTAAGTCTACTGGTCCTGGATATATTCGTAAGCACGGCGAAGTAGTAGGTATTGCTGTTGCGGTCGACGGATGGCAAGGATATTACCCCATTGCCCACGAAACACCGCCCAATATGGATAAAGAATTAGTTACCAGGTGGCTTAGAAAACAATGTTCTTATGAGAATATAAACTATATTTTTCATAACGCTTTTTATGATGTGGGTTGGTTAACGACGATGGATATTGACATTAAGGGAAAAATAATAGACACTCTAATTGCTGCTCCTCTGGTAGACGAGAACAGGTTTCGTTTTGATCTAAACTCATTAGGAAAGGATTATCTACAAGAGTCAAAGTCGGAAACCCAACTCTACGAGGCAGCTAAAATGTGGGGATTAGATCCTAAAGGAGAATTATGGAAGCTTCCTGCCTCACATGTAGGAGAATACGCAGAGCAAGACGCAGCTGTAACGCTACGCTTATGGCATCATTTAAAAAAGGAAATAACTGCACAAAATTTAATAAATATTTTTGAACTAGAAACAGATCTTTTCCCTGTTCTCTTTAAAATGAAACAAAAGGGGGTACGGGTTGATTTAGAAAAAGCGGAGGTAATTAAAAATGATTTACAATCTCAAGAAAATAAAATCTTACGTTCAATTAAAAAACTCACAAATTGCGATGTGGAAGTCTGGGCAGCAGCTTCAGTGGCGAAAGCATTTGAATCACTTAAAATTTCTTATGACCGCACACCAACAGGTCAACCAAAATTTGATAAAAACTTTTTGGCAAGTCATGATTCTCCTTTGGCAAAGATGGTTGTTGAAGCCAGGGAAATTAATAAAGCGAGAACCACCTTTATTGAAAGTATCACCAAGCATTCGCACCGTGGACGGATTCATGCTGAAATACACCAAATGCGATCGGACCAGGGAGGAACGGTAACAGGTAGATTTAGTTACTCTAATCCCAATTTACAACAAATTCCTGCAAGGAACGCTATCCTGGGACCATTAATTAGATCTTTATTTATTCCGGAAAAAGATTGTGAGTGGGGTATTTTTGATTACTCGCAACAAGAACCACGGCTCGTGGTTCATTATGCATCCATGAAAACCTTCTCAGGTGCTTCTAAATTCGTTGAAGCGTACCAAGAGGAGGAAAGTACCGACTTTCATCAATTAGTCGCTGAGATGGCTGATATACCCCGAAAACAAGCAAAGACCATAAATCTAGGTTTATTTTATGGTATGGGAAAGGGTAAATTGATGTCTCAACTAGGTGTAGACCTAGAAACAGCCACAGATCTTTTAACAGGATACCATGAACGAGTACCTTTTGTTAAACAATTAATGAATGATACAATGAACAAAGCAAGTAAAAAAGGTTATCTCTCTACATTATTAGGTAGGCGTTGTCGTTTTGATTTATGGGAACCATCAAATGAATGGGGCTCTAAAGCTTTACCTTTAAAAGAAGCTCAAAGAGAATATGGTGAAAGTTTTATTAAACGTGCCTGGACTTACAAAGCATTAAATAGATTAATACAAGGATCAGCTGCTGATCAAACTAAAAAAGCTATGCTTGAATTATATAAAGAAGGATATTTAGCACACATACAAGTTCATGATGAATTAGATTTTTCTGTTGCAAGCGACAAAGATAAGAATAAAATAAAAGACATTATGGAAAATTGTGTAGAATTATCGGTCCCTAGTAAAGTTGATATTGAATGTGGAAAGAACTGGGGAGTTGCAGGTGAATAATGAAATCTTTATGTTTAACATTATTCTTGTTTTGCCAAACAACATTTAATAATTTTGATTTTGAATATTCAAATAAAAAAGAATTTGTTCAAGGCATTGTTGACTGTACTTTATTAGCGAATACATTTATTCCTCCAACCGAACGTGTTGTTATTTTAATTAGTGCAGCACAAGCTGTATTAGAATCAGATTGGGGTGAATCTCGTTTTGCTAGAGAAGGAAATAATTTTTATGGTATTATTGAAACAGATCCGACCTCACCACATTTAAAAGCATTAGGTAATTCTGACATTATGATTCGAACATATGGAAGAAAATGTGAATCGGTTGCTGATTATATTAAAGTGTTAAATACACATTCTAATTTTAAAGATTACCAAGAACTTTTACTTAAACAGTGGATTAGTGGAGAAGTAGATCCCGTGGCTATTGTGAAAACGTTGGAAGATTATGCTTTGGATCCTCATTATGTGGATAAAATCCTTAATACTATGGGAGGATTACTCAAGGAATATCCCAATATTTTTCATTTGACAACTAAAGCCTAATCTTATATTATCCCATTAAATGAGAATGGTGCAACATTCTCCGAGTATGGCTGAACAACTGTCACAAAGTAGTAAGGCACACTTGATGATCGATATGAGGCGAATGCCTTGAAGTGTCAGAGGGTGGTACTGAAGTACTTGTTAACATTTAGGAAATGTTGATTTGTCGGGAAAAGGTTGGGGGTAGTCAAAGAATCCCCCTACTCACAAACAAGAAGGAGAAAGATATGATTTTAAAAACAGATTACGAGACGACATTCAAAGAGGGATTTCGTCTTGGTGTGCGTTTAACACGTGCCAAGGATTGTTACAGAAGAGCTGCTGATGCTAAACAATTAGGTGATACTACAATGTATACTTTTTATTTAGATGCGGCGAAACAATGGATGGACCTGGCTAAAAATTGCGGACGAAAATTTACACCGACCGTGGCTCACGACCCAAAACAATCAACTTTTGATTTTGGTGATCAAGAATTATTAATACACAATGAACCTTTTGAAAGGAAAACAGGATGAACATTTTGAAATTTAAATCTGTTGCCGTGCGCAAAGATACTTATGATAAATTAAAAACATTAGCGGATAAACAGAATAGGTCTGTGGGTATGCAAATTACTGAGTTAGTTGAAAAAGAAACTAGAAGACAAAAAAGAAAAATTGCGTAATGTTGTGGAGTAAGAAAGAAAGTTGTCATTGTTGTCATAAAGAATATTTAAAAGAAAATATGATGCAAATAAATAGTGGCAACATTATTACATGGTTATGCATTCGATGTTTTAATCTTGAGGAAGAAAGGAGAAAAGAATGGAACACAGCAGCATGATGATTATTGGACTCTTATCTGGTTTGATTTTAGGTTTTGTATATGGCCGTTATAAAAAAAACAGACGCCATGAAATAGAACTAGAAGAGCAACGTAACTATTATATTCGACAATCAACTGATAGTGAAGGAAGAGGAGAATGGATCGCAAGAAATCACTTTTAGAGAAAAGATTACGACAAGAAAGGGAGCGTGTTGGTAAAATTGCGCTTCGTAGCCCACGGACCTGGAAAGAAGTAGAAGATAGGACTCATTGGGAAAGATTGAATAGAATTATTTGGAGGAGATACGGTGGTTAAAAAAGTTATTTGTCCAATGTGTAAAGGCAATGGGTATACACGTCATAATTGGGAAGCTGATGAATCAATTCTTCAGTGTAAAACATGTAAAAGTGAGGGAGAATTAGAAGATAAACATTATAATCAAGTATGGGTTGATGAACATGGAAATCCTGTTTGGTATTATGGACCACTTCATTTAGAGACTGATTCATTGACAAAATATAAAATATATATCGACTAATTGCATTTTTTACAAAAATAGGCTATAATTTCGCCCGTTCACTTCGATATCCCCCGTTAAGAGTTACGCTCATACGGGGGTTATCTAAAGGAGGTTAACGTGGCTAGATCAAATAAAGAATTACTCGCTCAACGAGATATGATAGACCAGTTGCTTGCAGCTCGGACCACGGAACACGAACGAAAAGAAACTCTCAAATTAATGGATGATGTATATTTTAAGCAAGGTCTGCCTAAAAATGTCATTCCATTTCCATTACACAAAGTAAAGAGGTTACATGTCCATATCCCTCCCAAACAGCCCAGTAAGAAAAATATCTAGTTGTCCTAAATGTGGGAACGTATCTATAAAATTTTTTGATTCTAAACACGACCGCTCATATACAAAAACTGAGTGGGAAGTTATTGTTACTGAAGGTGCAGCTCATTTATATGATTTATTAAAACTGGTTAGAGAAGATCCAAAGTTTTTTGCATAAACACCCTTTTCTATAGATGTTTTTACTCAGATAAATATTTTATCTCTTATACGTGAAAATAGAAGTTACCGAGTTACCGAGTTACATCCCTTGTATTTCCTACCTTTTTAGGTAACTTAGAGAGTTATTTACAAGTTACCAGAAGTTACCTTTTTATATTTACAAACATAACTCGCATTGCATTGTGTGATTAGATATTGTATAATTTCTGGGAAGAAACATCTATATAACAGGTGCATTATGGAAGAAAACAAAGAAAACCAAGAGGTTATAATACCCGAAGCATTGTCAGATGCTCTATTTCACCGAAAGATTACAGGTAAACAAAGAAAGTTTATTCTTCTTTTGGTTCATTCAGAAGGCTTGCATACCGCTACGCATTGTGCATTACAAGCAGGTTACGCAAAAGACTCTGCTGTTGTTCGTGCGTCTGAACTGCAGAACCCGCAGAAGTATCCTTTGGTTGCAAAAGCAATTGAATCAGAGCGAAGAGCTATAGTGGAAAGATATAAATGTACACAAGAACGTTCCTTATCTACATTGGCTAGAATTAGAGATAAAGCTAGTGAGTCTGGTAATTGGAATGCCGCCGTCGCAGCAGAGACTCGTAGAGGACAGATTGCTGGATTGTATGTAGATAAGAAAGAGATCTTAACTGGCACTATTGATTCAATGTCTCGGGAAGAAGTAGAGAAAAAGTTGCAGGATTTAAAAGAACAATACAGTATTACTACTGATTTTGAAGAAATAAAAGACATGCCTAAAATAGAAAATAAGGGTTGACTATAAAATATAATGGGATTATAGGGTATATAAGACTGGTTTCTGATAATGAAAACTCTTAAATGAGGCTACAGGCTACCAGATGTAAAAACATACCTGTCCCAATGAATTAACATTGTGGGTATAAAATATGCCAGTCTTTAAGGTTTGAGTGATACCAAAGGCGATGATCTTTTGATCCATAGAGTTCCTAAATCACTCATAACAAAAGGAGAAAGACATGCTTTC